TAGAAATAGAAAAAATATCAACGTGCTTTTGACCATTTTCTTGTCTGAATTTTCAGCCTTTCAAGTTCTATTTGACTTTCATGGATTTTTTGTTGCATCCGAAAGATTTTCAGATCAGTCATTTTCAGATCTTGTTCGTTTCTAAAATTAGCTTTTACTAAAACAGCCACATTTGATTTTATGTCAGTGATCTGATCATAGAGAGCATAGATCTTTGTGGTGCTCATGGTGCCTAGACCCATGAGAGCGCTAAGCGAAAACCCTGTCACATATTTTGAGAGAGGGTTTCCGCCGTTTGATTCTTTTTTTGGTTTGGCCATTTTGTTTTAGCTATTTGCCCTTATTCTATAACATATTGAAATGTATATCTCAGATCTGCACTCCCTGGATCAACATTATATTCAATTCTGATTTGTGCTTCGCCAGTTGCAGCGATTTTCGCTATTAACTGACAGCTTTGCATATCGTGTCCAGTGGTTCCGTCGCGTAAATCACAAACCCCATGTAAGTTGTCAGTGTCATCAAAGTCAGATGGAATTGGTAAATCTATCTCAAAAAAGCTAGTGCCACTACCCGGATCAACAGAGCCAACACGACCGGAAACAGTTACAACGTTCCCCACCCTAGTAAATATGTGTTGGCCTGCTCCTCCTGTTGTTATATTGTCAACATCATTTGGCGTAGGCGTGTACTCCCCTGAACAAATATTGTTGACACTAAGCCCAGTACAGTCGGCACTTACCCCAGTTTCCACTTCTAATTCTGTAATGCCACTTCCGTTGACTTTGAACGCTGTAGCTACATCTAGAGTTGTGCTGATCTTTACGTCACCTGTAACATCTAATTGGGCTGTGGGGTTGGTATTATTTATGCCAACTTCACCAGCGGTATCGATTGTTATGCCAGCAGTAAATCCAGCGCCAGTAGTTGCCCGTAAGAGCAATGTGACATTGTCTCCAGACTCGCCGCCGCTAACTATCCCTCCAGATCCATCAGCACTTAAGAGTAGTGTAGAAGTATTTGTTACCTTCACAGAAGGAGTGGCTGAGATTGACCCACCTACAGAAAGTCTATCTTGAGGGTTTGTGTCATTTATACCAAGGTTGTCATTTGAATGGAGGCGCATTTTTTCAAGATTGTTGAGGCCAAATTGCATCACATTAAGTGAAGGAGTGTTTATAAAAACTGAATCACCATCCACGCCAAATGCCAGGCTAGGAGTCCCAACAGTTCCCAATCCTCCAACATGTAAAATCCCTGATGGTGTAGTAATGTTAACCCCAACTTCCCCGGCACTGTCTATGGTTATCCCAGAAGTGGGGGAACCCCCATCATGCGCCCTTAGCAAAAGATCAGCGCTGCTTCCTGATTTCCCTGCTGTCAAGACTCCTTGAGTAGCATTGGCTGACATTGTTAATGATCTGGTATTTTCAACTTCAAGGGTTGCTGTATCGACTTTAAGATTGTCGTTGAACGTTTTGGCTCCTGCAATGGTCTGAGCCACTGTGGACACAATCCCCGAATTTGTTGCGTCTGCCACACCTATAGAAGAGGCAATGTTGTTAGCGCTTACAATGATTCTTAGTCTGTGCGTAGCGTCAACTGTCGCCAAGCCTGAACAGTCAATATCTGTGAGACTAACAAAACAGCTAGTTGAAACATCGGTAAATTCGCCGGCTCCAGCGGGGGCTTGCTGTTCATGTTGGACGTCGTAATCGCCTGGAACGACTCCAAGGCCATGGGCCAAAGGAAACCCTGGCGCAGCCGATAAAAATCCTGTGTCAAATGTATGTATGGGCAAAACATTTGAACTCGCCGAGAAATTTTGAAGCCTAACAGTTACCGTATCCGCTCCTTCGGCTGCTGGGATGGAGGTAAAATCATAGGTCAAAACATCAGCGGATTTGTTTGTGATGAAATCCCCTGGGCTTAATTCAAGCTGATCGCCTGTGCTGTTATCTGTCGCCGTAGCGCTCCAAACCTGATTTAAAGCCGCGATATTTTTATTATGGGTAATCGTCCCAGTGGTTCCGCCAAAGACTGTGATTGTGTTTGACTGTTCAAAGATCACAGGAGATGTGTTGACCACAGGTCTGCCGTGACTTCTAAAAGAAAAATCCCCAAAGGCTGCCCCAGCCCCAGACCAAACCGTTCCGGCGTCTGCTGACCTTACAAAACCCAGGTGAATAAATCGTTGTTTTAAATCATCCTCTGGAAACGTAGTCTTTAGAACCATATCTGCGCAGACTACTTGAAAAAGTTCTTCTCCCGTATCCGTTGTGGTAGTCGGCGTAACGCTGACCAGATTGATGTCGATATAGAGAACATACGTGGTACTATTGACAGGATCACCACCCAAAATAGTGTCCAGATTACAAGAAAGATCAGTGCGAAAATCTGTGCTTGCGGAACCGGTCCCGTCGTATGTAGCAAGTTGACGTCCATCAGTTATCCCTATGTCACCGCCCTTGAGCTGTGCAGTGGGGTCAGTGACTGATTGAATTTTGAAACTTGAATCGCCAGATGCTCCCGGAATAAATGCGCCTGTGCCAGAGATTCCAGCGGTGGAATCAAAGACTAGAGCCTGACCATCCTCAGGGGCTGTAGAGGTAATATCAACGTCATCAAAATCGCCAATGGTATCGCCGATGCTTTGCAGTATGAGAACCGCAATGTCTTGTTCCAAGCCAGAATTGTTTGTGATTTTTATCTGGTCAGTGGAATCAGTGCCGGCGGACACGGTAAAATTAGCAGCCGTGGGAGTAGTTGCAGACGTGAGCCTTGTTAACTCACCAGTCCCCTCATTTAATGAGTATAGCACAACTTTGATGTCGCCCAGAGGCAACTGGAAATTGTGGTCAATGTCTGAGGTAATTGCGCCATTTGCCAAATCTAATATTTCTTCGTATCGGGTAGCCATGTTATCCCCGATTTTTACATAAATATTATTTATTTGGGTATGGAGCGACGAGCCGCCAGATGCGCCAAGAGCCGGATGATCTAGGGCTAGCCTAGACACAATAACAGCGTCGGCAGAGAAACTAGTTAAAAGAAATGCCAACAATAAAAATAAACGAAACATGTTAATTCCCTCCCTGGAATTTACCGACCATAAGTTGCATAATGATAATTCTTGTCTTCTTCAGTCCTTCGAGTAACTTGTACCTCTCCGTTATTTGATATTAATGTTTCAATGTCAGTTGTCACTAGCACCAGTCCAACTATTTCTGTCCGCGTTGGGATTCTAGACTGATGTCGAGACATTTTAAGCCCAATATGACAAGCGGCCTTATACCGGAACAGACAAAAGTGGTGCCCATCGCAATCAGCAATCGTTCTGATCTCATTCGTAAATACGTCTTTCCCTTCGATCGACGCTCGCAAGAGATTAGTCGTGTTGCAATACTGGACATTATCAGAGCCCTTTCCTGGCCGGTCCCAAATCCCAAAACGTGTTGGGCGATGGTCCTTAAAATCAAGACGCCACCTGAGATAATATTTTCTGGTAATTACTAGCGTTGGTCCCATTTTTAACTCGTAAAAGAATATGTGTAAACAAGATCCCCCTGAATGACCCCTCCCACCGACGCTGCGCCTTCGAGGAAAAACCGATATCTAGTGTGAGCAACTTCACCGATCGTAGCCTCAGAGCCTCCACCAATTGGCCCTATCTCGCCAGCAACTGGAGTCGACGGAATTGTTTCACCGCCAGAGTCATAAACCATGGCGTCTGCTTCTAGTGTAAACGCATTTGCTAAATCATTGCCATTCTTTCCGCTATCAACCCCCAGCCCCGGATCAGATCCATAGATCCGCACCTGTACGCCTTCCCGCGATGGGTCAAATTGGTTGGCTGTTGAAACGTCGGCGTCCATTTCAACATGAAGCCCACCAGCGTTTCCGTCGTCGTTGTTGGCATTGGCCGAACTTGAGGCCGCGCCTTTGGCTTTGATGGTTGTGAAGTCGTTTGCAGCGCTATCCGCGCCGCCATATGTTTGACTGTAAGGTGCCAGAAAGGTTCCAACTGAGGTTATTTTATTGGTCCCGTCATGGCGAAGAAAAATGTCTTTTTTGCCGGTATTGGCAGGCTGTGAAACAATAGGAGCAAAGGCCCCAGCGTTTACTGGACCAAAGTCGATACCAGTACCGGCTCCAGAAAGGGCATCATTAAAGGCATTTGTACCAGCGATCGCGTTAGCGAACACCTCATGCAGACTTAGCAAAACCGTCATTTCAATAACCCTCCCTGGTTACTACTCTTCAGTAATTGTTGCGCTATCAGAACTCACAATCCCGGTAAATCCAGGGTTAAAAGTCTTAAATGGAAACAGTTGGTAACTCCAAATCTTTGTCGGTATTCTCACCCCGTTTGGATCCACCCCGATTTCCCTGATCATAGCTGGCACATCATTAAAAGTGGTGGAGCCTATCGTTACGTTTATTTTGACAAAATCTCCCAAGTCTAGCAACATCGCCCGCCAGGTCAAATCGAGATTTATTAACTCGGTCTTGGCAGAACCCAATCTAACAATTTCGATGATCTGGTTTTTCACATCGCTTTCAATATATAGATTGGGAAATTCCGCTTGTTTCTCAATATTTTTCCCATCCTGGGCGATCGCCACAGAGTTTTTAAATCTGGAAGTTTGTTTGGCATTCTCGCCAGTTGTAGGTTCAAGAGAATAAAATCCTTGGACAAGAGTAAAATTATTTTGTTCGTCGACGCCGAGTTTGAACGTATTTTCTCCGACATCATGCTGGCGGACGCGAAAGGCTGGGGAATCGTCCCAGTCTTCAAAATGAATTGGGTTGATTTTTAATAGGAGATCCCTGCTTATAAAGAGTTCCAAGCGGATTTGTTCCAAAAGTGACAGGACAAATTCCATCACAGGTTTGGGGTCTTGTATCCACACTCTGGATTTAATCAGAGAGACGGCAGATTGAGCTGGAGCTGCTTTATCGCGAAATGTATCGACATTGGAATCAAGGTCGGATGTGGTTACACTAGTGAAATCAAAGAGGATTTTCTTGGCTTGCTCGACAGCATTATTATTTAAAGATCCCCCTCCGAGAGTCGTTCCTTTGACAAACACAAAATATTCATCCCCAGATTCAAAAGTCAGCGGAGTAGTGCCGCCCTGTTTTATTTCAAACCTGGCATTTGTTGCCCCAGACGTTGGAAAGGCTCCTGTAGTGACCACGTCAGCCACATCAATCTGAGTAAAAGTGTCACCTTTTCGCACAAAGACTTTGGTGGTATCAAAGGACTCTAGGGCATTTATCGAAATGATCAGCTGAACATTATTTGTATTTGAAGTGTTCCCGTTCATATCGGGATCAGCCCCATTGGCAATTATTGTTGGGATGGATCCCGTGCTCAGAACTTCAGTGGTCCAGTCGCCTAGGATATATGGGACAATTAGCCCAACATCGGCGTCTTCCAAAAAAGAAAACCCGGTCTTTGTCACAACTGTATTGGGAAACTGTACCGTTAATTCGTCAAATTTGTCGCGTGCGGTCACATCGATGGAACGAATATTTCGCCGAAAGCCACCTACTTCTGAGACCTTCCCAGAAAATAGCGTCTGGTAGGTAGAAATGACATCTCTGAGGCCTAATTTCACATCGATCTGTCTACCAATCCACCCAGCGTAGTTGGCTCCAGCGGGCAATATTGGGTTAAACCGCCCATCGACATTGGAAAGGCGAAGCCCCAGCCCGGAGAATTCAATCACTGGACTCAACCATTCTCCTAGAGTCCTTGCTATGATTGGAAATTCAGTCAATGCCTCATAGAACCTTGGCCCTACAAATAGATTTCGGTCGCTGGCGCGGATAACGGGGGACGCCGCGTAGACAGAAATCGGTGCGGCGAAAGATCCGGTGGTGGTTATTGCCGCACCGCCTGCCGTCAATGATAATTGGAAAGCCTCAGAATTGAGATTTTTTGTAAAATAAGTTGTGCCTATGACAATTTCGGGGGGAAGGGTTCCAGAGCCTTCAAATTTAATAGGATCGGCCTCAATAAATCTATGGTCAGAAGCTGTCACTACCCCAGGAGCCGCGATGGTAATGGCTGTTACTGGCGTCCGTCGGGCAAATCCGTCATCGGTGGGGATCTCGACAATCAGACGCAAGTCATTTTCGAGGCTGTCCCGGCAGGCATCAAGAAAAGCCTGGTCCAAAACAGTCGCGGTAAGATATGGCCGTCTGTCGCTGCTGCCCATTTTAGAGGCTCTCGTCTAGTTCTACGGTTAAATTGATCAGGTCTCTATCGACGCCTTTGTTATTGTGCAGCTGTCCTGGTATTTCACGCATTTTTGCGAACACAGTGAATCGGTCGATAAATTGAGGCCTGGGGTCTGGGATCCACAGACATTTCAAATTGGTTCGCGCTAGATTAAAAATCTGTTGGAGTGTGGTGAAGTTACCCTTTGAAAATTCCAGGTTTCTGAAATTCAAACTTATTGCAGTCCTCACTGCTCTGTCGTTATTGACATTTGTAAAACCTTCTGTGGCGATCCTGTCAGAGAAATGACGTGGCTTCACGGGGATTTGATCAGTAACACAATCTTCGAAAAAGATTCTCGACTGACCGAAAAGTATGGTGGCTATACGGATGAATCCCTCAGTGTTTGTGCTGTCATTTATCCTGAAACGCCAATAGCGCAATTGATCAGTGGGGAGAAGCGGCGCAATAAAATAATAGTTACCTGAATCTTCTCGCGTCAGAGTCTCTTCGAAAGTCACTGTGCCAAAGGTTGCATCATTTGACCCTTGGAGAACCACAATTGCTGAGCTGGTCAGGTTGGTTTCCCGTATCGCAACCGTATCGACGATGATGCCTTGAATGATTTCAGTATCAAAGACCAGATCGATGCCGGTAATGATGCCTGTCACTGATCGCCAGAAAAATTCCTCTAAATCATTGTTCATATTCAGTGCCGAGAAATCTCCTGGCTCTGTGCTCGAGGCTGTAATGTTATTTCCTGTGGTGCCTCGGCTTGGAAAGTCACAGAGAATTCTAGTGTTGGTATTGTTGTAGGGAGTTGGCGCAACTTGAAAGCCGGTGAATGTTGCAATCTGTAAATCGACTTCAAAGCCGACAAAGACACAAAGGGCTGTTTGCAAATAATCAGCTTCTAGATAGCCACCTTCTAGGTACCCACCACAAGATGTATATTTACCGGCCGCGGTTGTGATTTCAAACCCAGTGGCCTCCAGCTGGTTTATAATCTGTAACTCAACTTCAAATCCGGTCTGTGGGGCTTGGATGTTAAGTTCTACCTGGAAGCCTTCAAAGGCGTCAGCAGATCCGCCTAAATATGGTCCCTCAAGATAATCATCTTCTAAATATCCGCGTTCAACAACTGTTCCCATAATTACCGAACCCCTGTGCTGGCCAGAATTCTTCGGCCTTCAAGTGAGCTACGTCGCAACTCTTCTCTGATTGTTGGCATCATGCGATTGCGAATAAAAGATTCATCGATATTGGCCCCGGCCGCGTTTATATTGACGTTCAATTCGCCGATTTGTGTTCCCGTCTCGACAGACTGACCCCTGTTGGCTCGGCCTAAGATCCCCGCGCCTAAGGAATCCACTCCGCGCCTGTTGACTACAAACTCCCCTGGCGACAGGAATGCTGGGACAGTATCTGATCCCAGAGGCCCACCAGCTTGCATTCTTCTGATCCCAGCTGAATTCACCACTCCACCTTGGGCACCTTGAAAGCCCAGGAAATCTGCAACCTGGCCAATACCTCCCTCGATCCTGCCACTATCACTAACGCCTGGAACTTTAACTTCTGGGAACTTAAACTTTTCTAGGAATTCTCTTATTGGTTTGAATGCATTGCTAAATAGATTTGAAAACGTATCACGGAAGAAATCAAAGACTATTTTCCAGGCTTTAAATATGGGTCTAAATGCATTTTTTACTTTGTCCTTTAGACTATCAAAGAAAGTTAATAAGAATTCCCAAGCCTTGAAAATGACATTACCAAAGTCATCAAACAAATTCAAAATCTTATCCCAAGCCCCAAGGATGATACCTGTAAAGTTTTCAAAAACATTGAGAACGAAACGCCAGGCTCTGTTCACAATGTTTTCTAGTTGGTCAAATAAGACTAGAACGGCTCGCCAAGCAGTCGCAACAATTTCCCCCAGGTTCTCAAACAATTCAATAACAGTGGCCCAAGCCATCTCAATGATTTCTGGGATCTTCTCAAACATCTCCACGACAGTCTTCCAGGCTTCCGAAACCACCGAGCCAAGGCTTTCAAATATTTCCCTAACAAAAAGCCAGGCGGCCTCTACAAATCCTGCCAGTGGGGCAAGGATGTTATCGACAACCCACGTCCACGCTTTCGACACAATTGCAGCAAAAGGAAGGAATATATTATTGATTACCCACTGCCAGGCTTTAGCGACTATCCCGCCCAACCGACTCCACAGACTAGCGATGACAATAGCGCCTCTGTTGATCGAAGAAGATATAGCAATTCTTATCCTGTCGGCTGCGTCAATGCCTCTAGCTTCTAATTTCAAGTCAGAGACCTTAAAAATTTGAGATGTAGCATCTGTTATCTTTCTGGAAATCTTTACGATGCCTTCCTCTAGGTCTTCTGCGATGTTCTCAATGGCTGGTATCCTGACTTCGCTGAAAATCCCGATTATTGATTTAAATAATCTATCAATGCCCAGGGCGAAGCCTTCTAGGATCGCTACTGGCAAGCCAATCAAGATAAATTTAGCTATCGCAGCTCCAATGCCCGGAGCATGGATAATAAAAGCTTCTACTAATGCTACGACGATATCAGCCGCGTTTGCAATCAGGCCTTCAATGATGGCAACAATGATATCTGGCAGTTTGTCTAGGATCCCAATGATAAGACCTGGCAGAGCATTTGCTAACTGTGAAACTATCTCTGGTAAGGCATCCAAAAACGCTGTAATGATTTCCGGCAGTCTGTCTAGAAGCTGGAGAAATCCTGCGATAAGGCCATCAATGATGGGCTGCAAAATCTCAGGGAGTTTCTCGAACAAACCTATCAGGGCATCGGCAAAGACATCAATCAAAGCCGGCAATTGATCGAAGAGAGATTTTAAAACTTCCGGCAGTTTGTCTAGAAATTTTGTGAAAGCTTCGGGAAAGTCTTGGATAAACTTAGTCAGAGACTTCGAAAAGTCAGCCATAGCGCCTAGCAAATTATCAAAAAAGTCAGCTAGCCCTGATCCAAAAGTCAAGGCTAGGCCTTGAAACTTTGAGGGGCTGAATACGCTGGAAACTATATTTATGCCGCTGGAAAATCCAGAAATTAAATCAGAAGTTATAGCTGCAAAATCAGTTAAAACTCCAGATATACTTTCTTCAAATGATGATGCTAACTCAGAAAAATTATCAGTATTAAATGTATTTTCAAAAAAGGATCCTAAGGTTTCAAAATTTGAAGGACTAAATATGTTAGTAAAAAAAGCGGCTCCAGTAGCCAATGCAGCAGATATATTTGCGATCAATGGGGAAACTCCCTGTTGTTCCCTAGCACCTTCTAGTCTCGCAGCTTGTTGAGATTCAAAGATTTTCCTCAATTTGTCTTCATTAATTATTCTTTTTCCTGTGAATCCTTCCAAGAGCTTTAACCCACTGATTTGTTCATTGAAGCCTTTCAAACGTTCGGCGTTTTGGAGTTTAATTGCGCCTATTAAATCTCCTGTATCTTTTAATCTTTGGATTTCAAAGTCTCTATTTTGCTGATCAAAAGCCGCCAGTGCCTCCCTTTGCAGTCTCGTAATATCTAAATAAGCTTTGCCTGCCTTTATTTGAGCTTCGCCTAATTCGTCAACCGAAGCCTTGCCCTTTTCCACAAGAGCCGAAACTTTATCAAATTCAATCCTGGCATTTTTAGCAATTCTTATAGCTCTTTCAAAATCAGTACCAAACGCTTCAATTCGGAGAGTTTCTCCTAGAATAGGACCGATTTGTTTTCCTCTTAGACCAAGAATAATCAGACTTTCAACTGCCTTTTTGGTTTTTTTAGTAAACTCATCCATCTTGTCTGATGCTAAAGCTAATTCTTCTCCTAAACTAAACAGTCCCCCAATGGCTGTCTGCACCACGCCTGTCATCTGTGCTATTTCTTCTCCCAGTTTCCCTATACCTATATCCAATTCCGCGGTTTCTTCTATAGAACCTGCAAATAACTTCTTCATTAACAAGAAAACTTGAGAGACGCGAAGAATAGAAACAGAAAATCCACCAATTAAAAGTTTTGATATATCAACCAAAACTTTAAAAAATCTCTGAAGAGTATCTGAAGTTATATCTTTTATAAGCTCGCCGAAATCTTTCACTGAAGCACCAGCAATGCCCATCGACTCTGCGAAAGTTATCGCTATGCCACGAATGTTCTCGAATACTCTTTGAAAGGCTGTCGAATTTTTTGAGACTTCATTAAACGCAATAAGAATCGCTTTTACCGACGCGACAAAAAGAGCGATTTTTAAAAGCAAAGGACCGATAAATAATAAAATAACTTTGAGAGCTTTTCCGAAAAATAGAACCACTGTGGTCGCTGAAAACAAACTAAAAATTAATAACTTCAAAGTCTTAGTAAAAAGAACATTGATATTTTTCAATCGCGCAATGTTTTTGACTAGGATTAATGCTCTCGCTCCTCCTAGTTTCAATATAGCAGCAAATTTCTGAAAAAATCCTGCTGATGTTTTTACCGATTTTGTCAATGCAGCAATATCTATTCTGGACTTGCCGAAATTTTTTACGCTTTGAGTGACCTTGGCGAATCCTGCTACAAAAGTTGCTGCGAATCCGCCGGTTGCCGCGCCAAAAGCAAACATCCCGGTCATAGCTGCTTTAGCGCGTTGGTTGACAGCGGTAAATGACGCACCTAAACCTACGAGCGCTGCTTTTGCTTTTACTGCCCCCCGCGATATAATCACGAGCGTTTCCGCAATAACATTTTGGAGCGACAGTTGCCCTCTTTCTGACAATTTAACTATTGCGTTTAGCACCTTAAACGTTGTAATAAGAGTGGTTATAATCAATATGTATTTAAGCGTAGTTCCAACGATAATCAGGGTGATGCCACCAAGATCAATGAGATTCCCTATAAATTCAATAATCGGACTAGGGAGTTTTTCAAATGCAGATACTAAACCCAAAGCAATGGTTATCAAGATTTCCGATGCCACACCCATTTTTCCAATTCTAATCGCTAATAAATCAATAGCTTTAATCAGCTGTGTGGTCTTCCCAGCGAAACTTTTTAGATCGTCGGCAGCGGCTCCAACAAGCGGGCGGGTCTTTTTGAATATTTGATTGAGTCTTATTTGAACTTTTTCCTGTTCAGACAAAGCGTTAAATGTTTTTCCTGAAGCTATAAAAAGTTCAGTATGAATAAGAGCCAATTCTCGTAAATCAATTCCTAAAGCCAACGCCGCTTGGGCATTGCCAGTTAATGCAGACAACAACGCTAAAGTTACATCTTCAACTTTACGGCCAGTAAATGCTGCTACATCTGCTGACCTTTTAAGCAATTTGGTATTTTCTGCAACTGTGAGGCCTATTGCTGTGCCCTCTGCAATTAAAAGTTTGATGGCTCTGGCTATTTGCGCGATTGAAAACCGAGTCGTCTTGACAGTTTGCTCAAGTTGTTTTTCCCATAATTTCAAACTGCCTACAGCTACAACTCCAATGCTTTCGCCAAAATTTTCCACACCAAATCTGAACTGTCTTAATGTTTTTTCAAACTTAATGAATCGTATTTCCATCGCTCTCATGGCCAAAAATAATCCAACACCAAGAGACTGGGTAAGCTTTCCAATTTGGAAAAAAGCAAAATTAAGAGCCGCCGAAAACGCAACTAATGCAAAACCAGAAAGCAGAGAAATAGTTCCAGATATTTGAGCGGCTGCTGAATCCGTTTTTCTTAACGACGATCCTACTTCAGCTAAAATAGGCCCTAAAGTATCGGCTTTTTCTGCCACTCCAGCCAAACCAGGTGTGAAAATTTTAGTCAGAATTAAACCAGATGCTTTAAAAGCCAATCCAAGGACTTTAACAGACGCAAGTGTAGCGTTTTGCGCGGTCGTTGCCGCTTCGGCTCGTGTAACTAATTCCCCTAATGTGTCGTCATAAGTTGACCCAAAATTTTCAAACTCATCGCCTAAAACTTCTATAGTTTCTCGTTGGCTATTGAAAGAATCAGTAGCTTGTTGCGAAGAAGAAGCCGCTGTAGAGCCTAATTGTTTTATCTGTACATTGGCATCTTTCGAGACTTTAGAAAGTTCTACAATTTCTTTCGAGCCAGCCGATATCTTTTGTAGACTAGAAGCGGCGTTGCCTATATTTTTGCCAACTGATTGCAAATTTTTGTTAAATTTTTCCGTTTCCTCATTTGCACCAGTGAGGTTTTCGTTCAACTCAGCAAAATCTTTAATAAGTTTAGTTGACAATATAACGGTCAAAGAATCTATTGTGGTCTGCAAAAAACCTAAAGATGCATTCAAATTGTTAGCTGTTTTTGTTAAAGGATCAAAAATCTTTTTTTGGTCGCCAATATCTTCTAAACTAGAATTTAATGGCTCTGTTGAAGTGGCCGCTGCCGCCACTGATTTGTCATAGACAGATAATTTTTTCGAAGTGCTATCGATCCCTTTCCCAAATTTTTGTACAGATTTGCCGACTGCTTCAAAAGCCTTCTTAGCCGCTTTACCCTCGGCTGTGATCTCAATTATTAATCGATCGCGGGTTACTGCCATGGCTCAGAGTTTCCTTCTCATGGGTTGCCCCTTAGATGCCATCATGTCAGGCGACTCCTTCAATGGTTGAACGCCACCTGTCCCTTTTTTCCCATCGCCGAGTATAGCTTGCGCTCTACTATAGAATTTTATTTCATCATATGCAGGCAGAAACCAGCTCAGAATATCAATATAATCTTGGTCTTGGTCATCGATGCCCCCCTCTGCTTCCAGTCTACCAGTATACGCGGTAATTATTAAACCTTTGAAAATCGAGGCTGCCATAGGATCCCAGGTGGCCTTGCCTGGACAGAACCCGTAATTGCTGGCTGGGTTGTCGACGTACATGGGGAAAACGGAAGGGTTGTCTTTTTCAGTAAAATCCTCACGAGTCTCCATACAGCGCCGGAGATTCATGACTTTTTCATTTTTCCTTAGACAGAACTTGCAGTCGTACTTTTGCTTGACCCCTGGGGTCGCGTAACTGAGTTCAAGGAGGGCTTTGACTTTTTTTTCGTGGAATCGGTGATAGCCCCCTGTTTCATCTGATTGTTACGGGCATTATAGAGATCCATCACAGCTTGCTCGGGGATGAATTCCATCACAGTTTTTAGATCAGCTTTGCGAGGGTCAGCTGGGTCAGCCTTGAACAGCAAGGGATCAATGGCATTGTCGGGGTTTTCAATATCCACCAGGAGAAACCGAACCTCTTCCATGTAGGCGGCCGCGTCAATCTCAACCCGTCCCTTTTTGCCCATTTTCATTTGTTCGTTTCGAATATCTTTGGATGTTTTCCAGGCTAATTGGCGTCTTAGAACAAAATATGTTGGCTTGCCAACAATCGGTAGGCGTTCCTCATTTAGATCCTTTAAATACCCATCATAGCATTCTTCAAAGTCTTCAACCGCTTCAGGGTCTAAGGCGTCATCGATCCGTAAAATAACTTTGATCGGCTGATTCTGGAGGGTTTTTCTGAACGCCATTTTTGAGTTCCTTATTCTGGTACGAACAAAAAGAAAGGATGAGTATTACTAAAATACCCATCCTTCTAATTTAAATCAAGTAGGGAACCAATTACTTGACTTGAATTTTCACCTCATCGGCAGCTTCCAATGCGGTCTGGTATGCGGTTCCAGTAAATTCAACTGGAATCGAACCCTCGTCAGGCACTGAAAACGCTGGGACGTTGAAAAAGACTCTTGGCAAAACTGTTTGGTAATGGCGACCCGCCGAATCACCAAGGATTGCCGTAATGTCTTGAGCCTCAAAAGCTTGAACCCTGTTGAAAAACTCTACCAGATCATGGTTCAGGTTGACTGACATGGTGACTTCGACAGTCAATCTAGAGCCTGGGACAAACAACCGGCCAGCCAAAGCATCTTCGCCGTAGCAATAATCAACCAACTCATGGTTGTTTTGCATGTTGACGCCAAGGTTTCTGATGCAAGTAGTGGATGGGATGTTAGTCAGAGCAATGGATCCAACCAGACCAGTCACAGGATTGTCGATGGCTGTAGGCGTTACGGGCTCATAGTAGACCAGAAATATGTCAGCCGCAGAACCATCGGCATCTGACAACACAGCCCCATCCACAGTGATGGTGTCGACAGCAATGGCTGTGATAGTTCGAAATGAGTCAGCAGGAGTGTCCGCACTCCTTGTGGCCCCATCGGCTTCAATTAACATCACAATAGCGCCAACACTGAAACGGTTACCCTCACCAGCTTGCAGCACAACATCATTGGTAGTGTTGTTGTCGGTTGTGGTTTTACCAACCCCAGCAAAGAAAGTGGTCTTAGCCATTCCTGACCACTCGACAGTTGCCTCACCATCGCCTGGCATCTGGAAGTTTCCGCCCTGGACAAATGCCCCAGGAGATTGCCGCGACCATTGATCGCCGACTTCCAGAAGTGTAAAAGTTGTGTCTGGATCCAGACCCGAGTCATACTCTGCGAAAACACCACCGACCCCCAGGTCTTCCTCGCCGAGCAAGGATTTCCAAAGTAGGCGTTTTGCTAAATCGATTTCAGTGGAGCCCTGGGCAACGCTTTCATCGAGGTTAAGGAAAGTTGTGAAGTTCCAAGCCGTGGTTTTCTTTTTCTTGATGATTGAGTTGTGGTGACGGTCAGATCGACTGGGATTTGACTCAAAAGGTTGCTCATAAGCAATCTGGCCACCTGGCATCACAAACAAAAAGTCGGTGTCAGTTGGCGCGATGAAGGTTCCCCTGGTGGATTCCTCTTTTAAATACCAACGTTGATTGAGTGAAATGGCATCATTGCCGGTATCGTATATCACTTGAAAATTCTTAGTCATTTTTGTCCCTCCCTGGACTATTATTGAGTTACAGCAAACCTTCCCTGGTTTATGTATATCTTAGCAGTCACTAACCAATGGTTCAAAGTATTGGATATCTAATCCGATTGTAGCAATATAATTGGGTGCGACTAAATGTAAATCTGTCTGGGCATCAACTAATTTAACATGTTTGATCGAAACAGTGTTTGATGGCCCCAATCCTAATTTGGGATCGGCAAAAACCGCACGCTTGACATCTTCCTCTAAATCCCATAGCGATCTTTGATCGATCAGGCCAAGTTTGTTTGTCGTTCTCATGCATATTTCTAAGACCACAAACCAATTTACTTCGGCTCTCCCCTGGGAATGTTGGTAGATGGTGTTGACGTCTATGACCTGAACGGCGGGCAGTTCCGAGTCTTTGTAATCGCTGATGTTTAGCCTAACTTTATCAAAAACGACAGTTATCAAATCCTGGGTAAACCCGTTTGCGACAGTGACATTGTCAATTTTGCCAACCAATGCATCAGCGATGGTGGATTTTAATCCCATTACCCTCCCCCCAAAGCTTTGGAGAGCATGTCGAGCATTCTAGCCCTATGGGTTTCAAAGGCAGGCCCGAGATATGGTCTCGGCGGAATGTCTTGGAATC